GACCGCTGCGAGGTCTGCCACTTCGTCCAGCCGCCCGCGATGTTCACCGACCCAGATACCTCGGTGGCCCGGCAGATGGACCTCAAGGGCGACCAGTTCGATCAGGGCATGGTCGGCCCGAACGGTGAGCCTGTCGAGGGGATCGAGGGCCAGGAGGGTGCGGGCGCCATGGAGGGCATGCCCGGCACCCCTGGAGATCAGATCGCGGATCTGTTCTGCCCGGCGTGCGGCTTCTCGGCCGACACCCAGGAGCCCATGACCAACAACGACCCGTCGATGCCAGCAGAGCAGCAGGGCCTCCTGGACGGCGATGTCTGTCCGAACTGCGGGCAGGCCACCATGCTCAGCCCGAACGACGTCGGTGAGCTCGGCGGTGAGGTGCCCCAGGAGGTCGCCGACGACGCGGACGCGGACGCCGTGCCGGACGACCAGGAGCAGGACGTCGACCAGGATGGCATCCCGGACGACGCTGAGCCGGACGTGGACGCTGATGGGAAGCCGGACGACTCCGAGCAGGACGACGACGGAGACGGCCTTCCTGACGACGCTGAGGGCCCGGACGAGGGTCCTGGCGATGACGATGCCGAGCAGGATGCTGTAGAGGAAGAGGACGAGCCTCAGAAGGGGCGGAAGGACAACTCGCGCCGCGCAGTCAGGCGCGGTCATGAGGGAGAGAACATGAGCAAGCAGCCGAAGACGGCGGCGGCGGAGGAGTCCATCACTCGGCTTGCCGCTCTGGAGCAGCAGATCGCGGTTCAGGCCGAAATGCTGAAGGTCGCGGGGCAGCAGCTCCACTACCTCGCCACTCTGGCCGGGGTCAACTCGGAGTTCGAGGCGATCAAGTCCACCGGGGCCAAGAAGATCGCGGACATCATGAACCCGGCGCAGCCGGTCCCGGACCCCGCCTCTGGCGGCCCGACCGAGACCACGCAGCAGGCCGAGGCCCCCGAGGCATACGACGACCCGCGCAACCCGGGCCTCACCCCGGGTTCGGTCGAGGGTGTCCCGGCGGAGCAGGTCGACACCCCGCTCACCCCGGGTGCGTCGCTGCCGACCGGTCCGTTCAACGAGCTGACCGACGTCACCGCTCCAGTCGCGGGCACCGAGACCCACGTCCCGCTGGACCAGACCAAGATCGAGACCGACGTCCGGGTCGGCGACCCGATGGCGGGTGCCGGTAGCCCCGAGGGCACCGCGTTCCCGCTCACCGGTCCGTTCGCTCAGGAGGGTGCGGCGGCGAGCTCGCAGCGCACCATGGCCTCCATCCGGCTCGCCCGGCTGCGCAAGAACGCGGGCCTGCTGGACGGCAACGTCGATGAGCTGGTCGTGGCGGCCGAGATCGAGCGTACGGCGAGCCTGACCAACGCGATGATCGAGCACGAGATCGCCACGCTGGACACCGTGGTCAAGACGGCGACCAGGCGCCAGGCGGGTCGTCGCCCGCAGGGTGGCCCGGTGCCCCGGACCGCTCAGGCCGAGCGTCGTACCCCGAGCCTGGTCGGTGCCTCGCCCGCGATGGCGACCACCGCCAGTGCGTCGAGCTTCGATCTCGACGACGCCTCCGACCTGTTCATGGACTGACCGATGGCCTTCAAGGTGACCATCAAGACAGGTCTCTCGAACATCATCCTTGGCGGTCGTGGGCCGTTTCAGGCGGGCGATGTCGTGATCCTCACCGATCAGGAGTTCTTCAACATCCGGCCATCGGCGTTCGCCACTCTCTTCGAGGGCGGCACCGTGACAGGGATCAGCAGCACCGCCACCACAAGTCCATACGCATAGCCGCTCCGCCAGACAGAGCCCCGGTACTTCCGCAAGGGAGCACCGGGGCTCTGGCATTGCTGTCAAAAAGCCCCTGGAAGCACTGGGAAACGGTGAAGGGAGCCGTCCGATCGGCTCGAATCACTAAGAGTCTGATTGGAGGGACATGCTCAGGACTCGACTGAACTCCAGCTACATCAAGCGGACCTTCCGCCCCACGTACGGCTGGACTCAGATGACGCCGAAGTCGGTGTTCCTGGACCCCGCGTGGGACCGGGCGACGCCGATTTGGCCGGGCATGGTCATGACCAAGGGCGTCGGCGACACCGTCACCCTGGTCGGCGCCACCGCCAACGTGCCCTACGGCTTCGCGGGGCTGTACGTCGGCGGCGACGGCATCGATGAGCCGCTGGACGCTGGCATCAACACCTTCGCCGTCTGGGTGCTCGCAGCCGACGCCGAAGCCGAGGTGCTCGCCCCAGCGTTCGACACGGCCCTGACCTACACCGACACCGCCGGTGCCGAGCTGCTTCTGCATGCTCAGACCACCGGCGCGAACCGGGGCAAGCTCGTCCCGGCCGGTACGGCGAACGCGACCACCGCTCCGGTGGCGCGTCTGCTCAAGGTCAACAGCCCGACGAAGATCACGATTGGGGGCCTGCGCTGATGACCAGTCTCGCTCCCGCCTTGGGCGGAGGCCTGCGGCCCCGCGTCGCGCGCAAGTCGGACGACTACGTCACCGAGCTGACCGCGCGTCAGGCCAAGGGTCAGACCCTCACCCACGACGCCAAGGTCCAGAAGCTGGCCCTCATCCTCAAGGACGAGGTCAGCGGCATCAAGCGGCTCGGTGTCGGCATGGTCGGCCCGATTCAGCTCAAGCTGCGCTACCAGGGCATCACCCGCAACATCCTGATGGAGGACCCGGTCACGCCGGGTACCCCCGTCGAGTACGACGTGTGGGATGACCTGGGCCAGGCGTACCTGATGTCGGGCACCGAGGGCGAAGTGCGCGTGACCCCCTTCGAGGGCAAGCGCGTTCCGGTGCGGTTCTTCCGCATCGCGAGCCAGCCCGCCATCCGCAAGGAGGACCTGTTCTACCTGCGTATCAACGCGGTCGAGCAGGTTCAGGACGAGACCAAGCAGGCGATCCTCAAGCAGGAGGACGCTCGGCTGCTCGTGCTGCTCCAGGCGGCTCTGACGGACTACTCGACCCGCCCGGACCACGTGGTCACTCCGAACCACGACGTCACGGAGGCCTCGGGCTACCTCACCCCGGGCTCGCTGTACTCGGCCGTCTCGATGACCGACATGCACGAGCTCCAGAGCGCCCGGATCCTCATCAACCCGATGGACTTCCGGGACATGTACCGGTGGGACATCAACCAGACGGGCTGGGCCTTCAAGGACCGGGTCGTCGCAGGCCAGCAGATCACCTCCTTCGGTGAGTTCCAGATTCAGCGGTCCATCGCGGTCCCGCAGAAGAAGGTCTTCCTCACCCCGGAGCCGAACTTCCTCGGCGTCTTCCCCGTCCTGTACTCGCTGGACGTGGAGGAGAACCACAACGTGGCCGCCTTCTGGAAGGGCTGGGTCTTCGACGAGATGGTCTCTATGGCCATCCTCAACCCGCGTGGTGTTGCGACGATCACCAAGACGCCGTAACCCATCTGCTTCAAGGGCAGGGCCCCGTCTCCATCTCGGAGACGGGGCCCTGCTTTCGTACGGGCTACAGGTCGAGCGAGCCGCTCTTGACCTGGGTGAGCAAGGCGCCGAACATCGCCTTCGAAACCGTCAGGTGTCCGGCGTCGGGGTTCTTGCTGTCGCGGATACCGACCGCTCCCGCCTCCAGGGCAGCCGTCTCAACGCAGAGACCCTCCTGCTGCTGGCTGTAGGAGCTCTTCCTCCATCGGACCATGTGTGTCACCCCCTTCGTTTCTCTGTGGTCCTGGCCGTGTGGCCAGGCCTCGATTGTCGCTGACCAGTTGTGCTGGACGGATGAGCAACGCGGATCCTCCAGATGCGCCCTGTTCTTGACCGATCCTGCCCGTCATCGACCGGCTCCACCGAAGAGGTGGACGAGGAGGGGTAGATGCCGACGATTCCGAGCCATCACGATGTAGGTGATAGCGGGCACACCACAGACCACAACGCGATCACGGATGTGCTCACTGATCATGAGGCGCGCCTGGCTGGCGTCCAGACTGCCCAGCCGAACTACATGGTCAAGACCGGCGGCAACGTGATCAACCTGACGAACCCGAATGGGGTCTCCGAATCGGTGGTCATCCCTGCGGGCACCCGGGACAACGCGGCGTTCGTCAAGACGGTGTTCTTCAGCGGCAAGCGGACCTTCGGGCTGGACACCTATGGACAGCTCCGGGTGGATGCCGCGTTCCCGAGCACTGTCGCGGCGGAGGTGTCCGGATACGACGCCTCCCAGACCGCCGACCTCCAGCGTTGGAAGCAGCATTCAGCCGGAGCCGTGCTCGCTCGGGTCTCCAGCAATGGAACGATCTTCGCTCCGAATATCACTCCCGGTCCCTGGACGAACCTCACGCTGGCCAGTGGGGTCGCCTGGTACACCAGTTCAAACCAGGCTCGGCCGCAGTATCGCGTCATCGACGACCGGGTGGAGCTGAGGGGCGCCATCAAGAAGTCCGACGGCAGCGACTTCTCTGGAAGCCCTCAGCAGGTGGGAACCCTCCCGGCTCCGGCCGCCCCGCCGTACCTCCTCAGCACCATCGTCGCTTCGGAGCTCGGCGCCGGGACTTGCTTGGTACGACTGACTATCTCAACGTCTGGACTGATCACCTTCGACAGAATCACGGCTGTGAGCGGCGGATACACCCCAGCATGGGTGTCTTTGGATGGAGTCTTCTTCTCCAAGACCGCCTGACCTTCCCAAGCGCTGTGTTGTGCTCATGGGTCATCGCCTGCGATACTGATCTCGGCTCCTGGGGGACTTCACCCTCCACCAGACCTGCGATTGACTCGTAGGCGGCCAATCTCTTGGGTAGAGAGAGAAAACCCGGCGACCACCACACGGTCGCCGGGTTTTCGCTGTCTAGCCTGTCAACAGCCTCTCGATCGCCGAGGAATGGGTGAAGAACTCATTCTCTGAAAGGTGATCATCATGCCGGTCGCTCAGCTCGTCGCCCTGCGGAACCTGAAGCGGGGGGTCGTCGTGCTCACCCCGGACCCAAGGGACCCCAAGACCTACCTGGAGTTCCAGGCGGCAGGGGACCCTGGTGGTGGCGATGTCCACTACATCTCCGAGGAGGCCATGACCCTGCCCGCCGTCGTCAAGGGGATCCTCCACGGAACCTTCGCGATGGAGGAGGACACGCTGAGCGAGATCGTCGCCCAGTCGTTCCAGGCGCAGATGGTCGTCGCCCAGAGGCAGCGTGAGCAGGCTGAGCAGCAGATCGCGGCATCGATCACCCGTACGGACAACAAGGACCTCCTCGGCACGCCCTGCGTGGGCCCGAGTATCCAGCCGGGCAAGGCCTGCGGGGAGTCGGTGGCCATTCGCGAGCAGGAGCTGAAGGAAACTCCTCCGCTGTGCCCCCGGCACGTCTCGATGGCAGGGGAGTACATCCCGACGGACGACTTCGACGGCGAGAAGCACATCACGCGCTGGACTCGGGCGACGCTCGGGGCGCGGGAGCGGGAGCAGAAGTGAGCAAGCAGCAGGAGAAGGACCAGGCCGAGGACTTCGGCGCTTACCACCCCGAGGCTGCGCAGCACGCGCCGTTCAACGACGCGATGGCGGCTTGGCGTAACCAGGTGGCCGCCCTCCAGTCGACGGGCGTCCTGCCCGGCGGTGAGGGGCCTCAGCCTGTGCCTGCGCCAAGAATCGAGGACCGCGAACTGCCCGAGCCGACCGTGGTCGAGCCCAAGACCGACGTCGCGAGGAAGGCTTCCGAGAAGGAGGCCGAGGAGCCCAAGAAGGCCTCCCCACCAGCCGCAGAGAAGGAGGCCGCTGGCAAGAAGGACGCTGCGACCCCCAAGGTCGAGAGCGACCTCTCCAAGCCGTTCGACCCGAACGAGCACAATGCTCCGGAGGTCATGGCCTACCTCGACACGGTGGACGAGGCCGAGCAGTGGCGCGTCCTGGAGCTGGAGAAGGACGGACGGGGACGTAAGGGAATTCTCATCCCCAGACACTCGATGCTGGCGCGCAAGATCAAGCGCGAGAAGCAGTAATCGTACGACGCTACGAGAAAAGGAAGTAGGGAGGCCAGGGGATGACGACTCCTCCAGGCGCAAACACCGACACCAGCGGGGTCGTTGGCAACACCGGGCCAGTCCCCATCGGCAGCCAGGCCACTTCGGCGAGTGTCAAGGACACCCAGGAGATGGGTGCGGGCGGCAGCACCACGGCTCGCCCCAACCAGCCTGGCTCGGCCGGAACGCTCGCCACCGACGGCACTGACGGCACCAGCGCGACCTACGCGCCGGTCGCCACGCTGGTGGCCGGTACCCGGGATACCACCCAGGGATTCGCGGGCAACATGTCCGCCCTGGCTTACCGGGCTCCGGCCTCGGGCGTCCCGGGCAACATCCAGGACACCGGTGGCGTACTGGGCTTCGCCGCCGCCGTGCCGACTGACACCTTCTCCTGGGTCACCTCCGGCACCATCGAGACGCCGAACTTCGGCGCCCCGACCGGTCTGCTGCTGACCAAGACCGACGCTGGCACGATCGATGACACCACGCCGGTCATCACCTCGGCGCAGGGCATCTTCACCAACACGATCGTGGTCCGCAAGACCACCGGCAACGTGCTGCTGGTCAAGGACACCGACTACACCGTCACCCGGGTCAACTCGGGCGACAAGACCAAGGCGGAGATCCGCCGAGTCGGTGCCTCTGCGACGGTCGCCGAGGGCGATGCCATCACTGTGACCTACACCTACGGTGACCTGCTCTACTGGGGTACCCACGACCCGGTCAACGCTCCTCCGGCGCCGGTCATCGGCACGGCGGTCGCGCAGGATCGCAAGATCAAGGTCGTGTGGACCCTTCCGGGGCTGGGCGAGAGCGACGACGTCGATGGCTACCTGGTGCAGAGCAGCACCGGCGGTACTCGGTACGTCCCGGGCGGCCAGCTCGACATCGTCTTCGAGACGGTGGTGCCCTCGGTGGAGTACGAGTTCCGGGTGGCCTCCTTCAACGAGAAGGGCATGAGCGAGTTCTCGGACTGGTCGAACTCGGTGGCCCCGCTGAACTTCGACGCGGTGCCGAGTGTCGGCCTGGACCCGAAGAACACCATCAACCCGATCTACAACGTGGACGGAACCGTGGTCGCGGGGACGGGGCTCGGCCCGTCCTGACGAACGAACCTGCGGCATAAGAAGGGCGTCCTCCGGGGCGCCCTTCTTGCATTCCCAAGAAACCTTATGAAAGAATGGAGGGTACCCGAGAGAAGGAGGAACGCGTGGCACTGAAGATCACCCCGGAGGTCCGGACGCTCGTCGCCCAGCAGGCTCAGCTCGTGTGCCACCGATTCGGTAACGCTGCATACCGCTGGTTGACGGCTGAAGACTTCATGGTCCGCTTCGCTGCCGAGATGCGCGCCGATACGTGGGTCCAGGTTCTCCGTGACGTCGTACTGGACTCCATCGTGGATGGGCCCAAGCTGATCGGCTTCGACGAGGAGATCGACCCGATCCGGATCGCGCAGGACCTGCGCAATCGCGACAGAGAGAACTTCAGCGCGATGGCCATCAGCCAGGAGGTGTTCGGCCGCGTCCTGTCGAAGATCGCCGTGTAGTCCTACCAAGAATCCTTGGGAAGGCGTATGGTGAGAGACTCAGGATGGGCCCGCCACTATCCTTTTAAAATGTCCCCGAGGGATCGGAGTCAGATGAGTATCGTCACGGACGAGGTGCACACCGACGAGGAGCTGATGGGCTTCCTCAGGGCAGTCCGCCGCAAGGGCGATGACAGCCAGGTGGTCACCGACCCGCCGATCGAGCTCGCCAAGAGGTACTACCACCCGGACAACCGGCCGGTGCCCTACATCGGGCCTCCAGACGCCGCGTAAGTGCCGACTCCTGTCGATCGAACGCCTCTCACCCCAGAAGGGATGAGAGGCGTTCGTCGTTCCCAGGAGAGTCCCTATGAGTACGCTGAGCCCGCGTTTGAGCCTGAAGCGGCCGGATGACACCGACCCGTTCATCACTCAGGACTTCGTGGACAACTACAACAAGCTGGACGCGGCTCCAGGGGTCCACATCTGCACTTCGGGCACTCGTCCCGCCTGGGGCTCTTCGCAGGCCGGTCGTACGATCTTCCTGACCGACCACAAGTGCTTCCAGTACTGGGACGGCTCCGCCTGGCAGAGCGAGCGAGCCGCGACCGGGCTGTTCGCCGGTGGCGCGATCTTCGACGCGACCCTGAACAAGAACAGCGTCGCGACTTACAACCTGCTCAACTTCACCACGCCCCGTCCGTGCACGCTGGCCATCGTCAGCTCAATGACGGCCTCCTGCGACTCCCGGCTCACCCAGTCGGTGACCGGGCGCATCGTCTACGACGGCGGTGACGTCCTCCTCGGCGGCTACAGCGACGTCATCCGATTCGTCGGCGACGTCCAGTACGGCGGGAGCTCGGACACCTTCCTGACGTTCACCATGATCGGTATCGTGAACGTCACGGCGGGCGCCCACACACTCGGCAACAAGGTCATCGTCGGCAGCTACAACACCTCGATCGTGCTGCGCGGTATCAAGACCATCGGCGTCATGGGCGTCTACGCGAGCAACCAGATCCTCTGACGGGAGCGCCATGGAGGGCTACAACGCCGACCCGACGGACCTCGTCGCAACCGACTTCGTAGACTGGCGCGACCGCCAGTACTTCGGGAAGAACACCTCTCAGACCGTTGGGCTGTCCATTGTGGGCGGTGACGGCACCACCCCGATCGATCCGACGGGCGATGTCGAATTCGTCTTCCGGCGCAACAACCCGGACGGCTCCGCCACCGAGGTCTTCACCCGTACGGCCACCCGGGTCGGCGTCGGCCTCTTCGAGATCGCGCTGACCGGAGTCGACACCGACGTGATCGGCAACTACTCCGGCACGTGGTCCTACACCATCGGCTCCACACCGGACACCTACACGGTCTACCTGGCGGTCGGGGAGTCCAATCCCGCCTACGACCGGCTGCCGGAGGCCTTCCGCGAGCTCGTGGACAACGTCTGGATGCGCTTCGCCGACCTCTTCGACTCGCCCGACGGCGGGCCGCACCTCCAGACCTACTACCAGGCGCACTGGAGCCGGGGCCGGATGGCTCAGCTGATGGGCGCCGGGCTGCGGCGGCTCAACGTCATCTCCCAGCCGCACCAGACGTACACGATCGACGGCCAGGGCGGTACGGTCTTCCCGATCGCCCAGTGGGGCGGCCTGCTGGAGCAGGCGACCTACATCGAGGCCATCAAGCACCTGCGCCGCTCCTACGTCGAGCAGCCCCAGGTGCAGCTGAGCGGCGGCGTCTCCCGACTCGACCGGACCGACTACTACGCCAGGTGGTCGCAGATCCTCGAAGGCGAGCAGGAGGACCTCAAGGCCGCTCTGGACACCTTCAAGATCGCTTCCATGTTCCTCGGGCGCCCGCAGGTGCTCGTCAGCGGCGGTGTCTATGGTCGCTTCGGTCCCACGAGGATCGCCGGAAGCGTTGCCGCACGTCCGAGGTACTGGACGAGATTTTATAGCTGAATGGTACACACTCTGGTGTAGTACACTGGTCGTGTGACGAGAGCTGAACGCTTCGATGAGCTGATCAGGAAGTACGGCGAGGCCACCTGGGAGGATGCCCAGAAGCGTCTCTGGAGCCGGATCGACCAGTCGGCGGGTGAGGACGCCTGTCATCCGTGGACCGGCAAGCCGATGGGTACCGGATATGGGCAGATCAATATCCAGATCTTTGGTGGTCACACCTCTGTGCATAAGCTCGTCTACGAGCTGATCCATGGTGACGTGCCGCCGGGATATGAGATCGACCATACGTGCCACAACGGGGACACGGACTGCTCTGGTGGCCGAACCTGCCATCACCGGTTGTGTGCCAACCCCAGGCACTTGGAAGCCGTCCCGCCGGGCGAGAATGCCGCTCGGGCCCACGGCCCTCGGAATCGGGGGAACCAGAAGACCCATTGTCTGCACGGGCATCCGTACGATGAGGCTAACACCATGTGGATCAAGAAGATCCGCAACGGTAGGACGTACCAGACACGGATGTGTCGGGCCTGCAACCGAGACAAGGCGTATCGCATCAAGAATGGCCGTGAG